TTCACCAATTTTGTAAGCAGTGCCGGCACTATATGTACCTTTGTGTGAAACACCTTCTACTAATAAATCTGCTTTTGCTGTATCAGTTGGTAATGTACCTGCTACTGAACTTACTTTGTAAACATATGTATTACCACCGTATTGGACAACTTCACCAGTTTTGTAAGCAGTACCGGATGCCCATACACCTAGGTTACTGTAACCTGTAGTAATTACTTCCCAATCAGCACCTGAATCTATAGGTGTTTGACCAATGTTATTTCTTTCTGCAACATACTGATAACCACCGTAAGTTACAATATCACCTTGTTGGTATTGAGTACCAACTGCCCATGAGTCTTCAAATTCAAGGCCTGGTAAAAATACTGAAAATTTTGTTGTATCTAAAACTGCTGAAGTAGATAAGTGAGCCGTTGTACATACCCATAATGTTGGTCCGTACTTAACGATATCATCTACTTTATAATAAGTTGCGTCTGCGTGGTCAGCTTTGTATTCTACACCACCAACCATTTTTTGCCATTTTGTAGGGTTGGCTGATAAATCTGTTTCAAAATTTGCTGAAGAAGTATGGTTCGCTAACGCTACGAAAGCATTACCACCATATCTTACAACATCATCAGCGATATAGGAAGTTGAACCTGCCCATGCGCCTTTCCATACAAATTTAATTCTCCCTAATACGAAATCTGCCATTTGTTATCCTTGTTGTACAATCTAAGTTGTATAGTTCCTTGTGTTACCTGCTGCTCCTGTATTATATGTAAAGTCTTCAAAATATCTAGCTACTAGAAATCCGTCAGCATTCATATAATAAGTTAATTTGTTATTGTCAAAACGAACACCATCATAAGCTCTTGAGCCTGGTGTTCTACCATCAGCCAATTCTGTTCCTTGTGTTGATATTAATGTTCTGTTGTATGCGTTTGCTGTACCAGAATTTGCGTCATCAACACCATTGTACGGAGTACCATAATCTGCTAAATTAACTGACACATTAGGATCCGACATAAAAGCCTTTGTATATACGAGTATGCCTTCATCTACTTGACCATCACCTGTAAATGTTCGTCTTTCAACTTTCAGACCGTGAAAGGCAGATTGGGCACTACTAAAGATACCTGATTCTTCCTTTTTCTGAACTACATATGCCATAGACTTACTCCTTAAATACTATTTATAATACTTTTATTATGTAACTTCTAAAATAGCTGCTGTTGCTTGAACATCAGGTAAAGACGAATCAGCATTTCTTTCAGCTACAACTCTTAAAATATCATTACTTTCTAAATTTAGTGGTTTATCAAGCACTAAAGTGTTTTCAGGTTCTACTTGTAGTGATTTACCCACATAATAAAATGTAGTACCACCGTCTGTAGTAATTTGAACATCCACATTTGCGTAGTTTGTAGGATGTTTGTTAGAAATATATAGAGCATGAATAACGGCCGTACCAGCTCCTGGTGCTGTATATAAATTTGCACTAGCGTTATTATCTGTTGCTACTGTCATTCCTGCGTTTTTAAATGCACTTGCCATTGTTAACTTCCAAATACGATAGCATAAGCAAGAGCGTCACCTTCACCAACCAAAGCATCGCCGCCTACTATACCACCTACTGTTAAATTTCCTGTTGTAATTACCGTACCACTAATATCAGGAAAAGATATTGTTCTGTTAGCGGTAGGATCCGTTGTATTAATAGTTGTTTCATAAGAAGTACCTTCAATAACAATATTTCTACCTGTTTCAATAACTGGTACTGTACCTGTTCTGTCAGGCAATGTAACTGTTCTATCAACAGTAGGTTCTTCTACTGTTAAAGTAGTTTCAAATGCGTTTGCTAAAAAACCTTCAAATACTAAATTTGCACCGTCTAAAAGAATATCTTGGTTTGAACTTGAACCATTTGCTACAACATCTTGTAAAGATATTGAACCTGCACCACCCAATTCTTTAACAGTACCACCTGATGTTTTAGTATAAAACTTTCCATCAGTAACATTCATTGCCAATTCACCAACAGCTAATGAACCAGCTGATGGTATTGCTAATGCTGTTTCACTTCTTTTTGGTTTAATTACTGTAGGCATTACTTACAATGTTTCTTAATTTGTTTAATGAGTTTATCTTTTGTTAATCTTTTATCTAACTCAATACCAACTTTTCTGCCAAGTTTTTCTAACTCAACTTTTGTTTTCTTTTCTAAATTAGATAAATCAACTTCAGGTTTTTTAATACCTGGAGCTCCTGATATAAAGAATTGTTTAATTTTTTGCCACACTAGAATGAACCTCCGTCAACTAAACTGATTGCAACATCACCTGATGTTACTGTAAAATTATCTGAAGTAAATGAAGCAACACCTATGTTTGATGTACTTGCTAATTCACCTGTAATTGTTAGTGTGTTTCCTAAGGCAGTTGTGTTAATACCTTCGCCTGCTAAAAATTCTAAAGTACCGCCTAATGCAACATTTCCTACTGTTGAACCTTCATCTGAGAAATATAAAGGGTCAGCAAGTTTAGAACTTGCAATTGAACCTGATAACATAGCATTTGTAATACCTAATGCTTTAACTCTTAATGCGTCTGCGTTAACTTCAATTGAACTATTGTCTGTTACAACATCTAATCTATTGCCTGATTTAGATATAGCGTCACCAGCGTCAATTTGACCAGCACCTGAGAACTGTGATACAGGTAATTCTGTTGTACCTAATGTCGGTTGTCCAACATGAGTAAATACATAACCGTTTCCGCCACCTGCTGTTCCTGATTCTACGAATACAAATGAACCACCAGTAAGCTCGCTAGGTTCATCAATGTCTGTAGCTCTTGTTAATACCCAATTTGTAGAACCTGAACCTATATTTGTAACTGTATAAACACCGTTTCTTTCTCTATTGCCTACAGTTTCATCTTTGACTAAAACTCTATCTCCACTTGAAAGTGTAATACCATCAAGGACTAAAGCTGCTTGTGTGCCTGAATTTGTTAATGTTGCACCTACACCAGCAGTACCATTTGAGTATGTAGCATTTAAGTTTACAGTAGTAGCAACTAAAACTGAGTCTTTAACATCTAAACCTGTTGCAACTTCATCAACATATGCTTTTGTTGTTAATGAGTCTGAATCAAATCCTGCTCTGTCTTTATAGGCAGCTGGAACTTTAACAGTACCAGTACCGTGAGGACTTAAAGTAATATCTGTATTGCCAGTAGTTGTAGATACTGTTGAACCGTTAATTGTAATACTGTCAACAACTAAAGAAGTTAATCCTGAAATATCTGTTGTTGCAGCTGCACCTAAAGTAAGTGTTTGAGCACCTAGATAAACTTGTGGATTTGCTAAGTTAGCATTTGTAATACCAGCAGAGCCTGATAAGTTAGAATTTGTTATGTCAGCAGCTGTAACTGTTACAGTATTGTCTGTAACTGCTGTATCAATACCTGAACCACCTGTAAATGTAAGTGTTTCAGCAGTATTGTATGTATCTGTACCTGTATCGCCTGCTAAATCAATAAACTGATTAACAGTAGAGAAACCTAAATTACCTGAACCGTCTGTTTTTAAAAATTGACCTGCTGAACCATCACCACTTGGTAATGTAAATGTTGTTGTAGTTGTAATATTGTTCGGCGCTTTTAAAGCAACAAAGTTTGTACCGTTATTTGTACCTTCGTTTAATTTTATTTGACCACCAACTGTAGCAGAATTTCCTACAATGATTTGGTCAATTGCTAAATTTGAATCTACTACTAATGCTGAATTACCTGTTAAAGTACCTGCGACATGGTCAAGCATTTCTGTAAAATACTTACCACCAATTATATCTTCGTATAAAGCATCTCCGTTACCGTCAACACCACCTGTACCAAGAAAAAGTCTATCACCTCGGTTACCTTGTGTTCCTGTTCCATAAGTATAAGCTAATTCACCTAGTTTCAGCGTACTCGGTGCTGTAGTACCCGAACTTCTTTTTATCTGAATTACTGTTGCCATTTAAAACTCCTAAAATGCCCCACAATTAAATGTTAATGTTCCAGTAGTTGTTACAATTTCGTTTCTTGTAACAAATTTACCATCACTTGACCTGTATTGTAATAAAGCGCCATCATTTAAAGTAGTCGTATCAACATCACCTAACAGCTTCAACTGTAGAGAACTATTTTGTGCTGCCTGAGCAGATGGCAAGGATACTGAAACTTGTTGTGGTCCTTGTGAAGTGTTTACATTAATTTTTGCTGTAATATCAGGCATTATTTTCTCCCTCTTGTATATTTATAACAAAAAAGAGTTGACTTATGTAGTAACTTGTGGTCTGACTGTAATAATACCTTCAATAACCCTTGTAACTGCACCACTAGAGGTCTGTGTAATCTCTAAATCATACACATATCGCTCTGCATCCAAAGAGGCCGTATCTGCTGCCGTCATGGATAATGTCACAACTCCTGTAGTTGCGTCACCGGCTACAGTCGCTGTAATGGTTGTTCTTGTTCTAGTAGAGGCATATCCTTTTGCCATTTTAGCTGCGGCTGTGTAACCTGTTAAATTGAACGCATTATTATTAGCGTCTTTAACGGTTACATCCGAACTAAATGAAGCCCCTTGGTCTATTGATAGGTTTGCTATAGCTGCCATTTGTTATTTACCAGTTTCTTTTTGTACTAAGTCTGCAATCTTTTTGTTGTAAAATTCTGTTAATACATCAATTTTTTCAAGCTCAAGTTTGTGTCTAATCCTAGATAGTTGAATTTCTTGTCTTACTACAATGTAGTTTTGCAATTCAGGACTAAAACTAGCCAATTCGTACTCTTTGCCATCAATCATAACTGTACTCATCATAATCTCCTTGTTAATAATATTTATACCTGTTATTTATGCTTTATAAATAAATAAGTAAAGTAAAGGATGAATTGATATGTCAAAAACTGTTTATAGAACAATATTAACATTTATGAGACCAAATGTATTTGTGGATTTTTTCCCAACTACACCTGAAATAGAAGCTAAAAAGTCTGAGTATAGAACTGCTGGTAAAATTTTAGGATACTATGGTGCTAATTCTGATGATGGTTTAACTCGTACATACACAGTTGACTTCGTTGACGAAGCTGCTAGAATTGAGTTTAGAAATCTTGTTGAAGTAGATACCACAATGCAATCTCTAGTGGATCATAATGATACGAATTCTATTATAACAACTTCGGAAGAAGGATTAGTACAGACAGTACAGTACGATTAATACTATGATATTGCCTAATGAAATAGGTGAATATAAAGTCTTAAATAAAAAATCTTATCTACCATACCAAGATAAACTTTTTAAATTATTTGAAACTTTTAGTCAATCTAATGACAAACTAAAAGACAATTATAGAATTGAAAATTTAGAGTTTGACCACCTTAAAGAAATAACCGTAATCGTATATAAAGATG